CCAAAGCAGCAGCATAACCACGGTGGTCAGTCGCGCGCTGCTGAGGACGAGATCGAACGCCATGTGCAGGTCTCGGTGCTTCTCCGGTCCCTCGGTGTCTCCCCCATGACCGGCGCCCATCCGATGGCGATGACCTTCGCCAACACCGGCGCCACCGACGAGCAGCTGCGTGCCGCCGTCGACATCGCCAGGGTCCGCAAGCCGGCGCCCGAGCCGATCAGCCCGAACTACCTGCAGCCCATCCTTGCCGAGGTGCTGAACCCGCCAGAGATGCGGCCGAAGAAGCGCGACGCATGGTGGCTGACGAACGAATCCATGTCGGCGAAGGCCCGTGAACTGGGCATCTCCGACGCACGCCCCGGTGAGCAGCCGAACGAGTTCAAGGGCCGCATCCAGCAGGCCATCGAAGCCCAAGGGAGGGTAGCCGCATGACCGGATCTGACCTCATTCGCCAGAAGGCCAACGAGTTGGCGGACATGGCCAAGGATTTTCCTGACCGTCGTACCAAGGCCGATCTGCTGCACTGCGCCGCGTTGCTGTTCCGGGTGGTGACGGAAGCGATCGACGACGAAGTCACCGACCTTGTGGAGCCGAAGGCATGACGCTCGATCGCACACCGCAGAACGCTCCCGAGGCGAAGAAGCCCGGCCAATGCACCGCATGGGGCTGCCCGATGTGGGCCGGTATCCGGCTCGGCAACGACTGGGTGTGCGATTGCCACGCCTTCGCCGACGTCACCGACTGGCAGCAGGTCACCACCCGCATCAACCTGCGGCTGCAGCTCGTCAAGACCGCGCATCGGGCGATGAACACCGATCCGTTCAAGGGCTGGGCCCACGCAGCTGCGGTGTACATGCCCAAGATCGGCCGGCCCGACCTCGTGCCCATTCGCGTGAAGCTCGCCCATCCCTACCGCGACCGACACACTGGCGAGCAGATCGACCGCATCGTCGAGGCGGATGAGTCCGAACACCTTCCCCTGTGGGCAACGCGCCTGCGCTCCGCGATCTTCCGCGAATGCGTGAACGGCATTCCACAGGCTCAACAACCCGCGACGCAGGCTGAGGCCACAGGCCCGCAGACCGCCGCATCGCTGCTTCCGGAGTTCGCATGAGCACGCCCGTCACCGTCAAAGCCCAGGCAGCCTGGCCATTCCCCAGCCCGCGCAAGCGCGCCGAGATGGCGCAACTCGAAGCGGAGTTGAACAGCAGGCTCGCGCCCATCACCAAGGGCGCCATCGATGCTGAGATCGCCGCCACTTCCGATTCTTCCCCCTCGAATGAGGCGGGGAAAACGGACAACCGCGCCTGCAAGAGCGTCCAGAAGCGGCTGGCGGTTCAGCGTGCAGAGCCTGAGCCGCACACATCACGCGCGCGCGTGCCTGCGACGGCCTGCAACGTGAACATCCTCGCGCTCGACCTGGGCACGAAATGCGGCTGGGCGTACTCCAAACGCGACGGGAAGGTGCGCAGTGGGACCGAGAACTTCTCGGCCGGCAAGAACCCGCATCCGGGCTATCGCTGGCTGCTGATGCGCACGTGGTTGGGCGACGTGTCGCGCGAGATGGGCGAAGTCCATGTCGTGTACTACGAGGAGGTGAAGCGCCATGTGTCGAACCTGTCGGCTCGCGCGTACTGCGGCTTCCTGGCGATCCTCGAAGTCTGGTGCGCGACCAACAACGTGCGGCTGGTTGGCGTGGGCGTAGGCACGATCAAGAAGCACGCCACCGGCAACGGCCGGGCCAGCAAGGAAGACATGATCGACGACGCCAAGCGCCGCGGTGTGTCAGTGGTCGACGACAACGAAGGCGACGCGATCGGCATCCTCGGATATGCGGTGAAGCAGGAGGCAGCGTGACCCCGGCCGATCAGGAATTCACCCACGATCCCGAGAACGGTCAGCACGGTGACTGCCAGCGAGCTGTGCTCGCGTCGTTGCTCGACCTTCCTCTGCAGTCAGTGCCGCATTTCCTGCGCGATGAAAAGGAAGGCGGCGTTGAGTTCTGGCAAGGCATTGCAGATTTCTGCTGGTCACATGGCTACGTGTTCATGATCACGCCGGCTGGCTCGACCATTAAGTGGGCGTCGAATGTCGTCTACCACGCGATATCAGGCCCGTCACCGCGTGGCAATGGCGTCTATCACACGGTCATTGGCCGTAACGGAAAGATCGTGTTCGACCCGCATCCTTCGCGCGCCGGGTTGGCTGGTGACCACGACGAATGGACCTACGAATTCCTCGTTCGGCTGGGAAACCAGCCACCTTCTGACCTCGACTAAGGGAGCACAGCATGACCCGCGAATACATCGGAACCAAACAAATCACCGCGTGGCCGCAGGAGAAGGACGGCAAGCCTGGCTATGCCGTGAAATACGCCGACGGCTACACCAGCTGGAGCCCGAAGGACGTGTTCGAAGCCGCGTACATCGACATCGGCCACGTGTCGCAATTGCCGCCGCACCAGCAGCGCGTGATCGGCGAGAAGGCGGTGAACGATGACAAGGTGCAGAAGCTGAGCGCGTTCCTCGCTGGCAGCATCTTCGAAGGCTTGGACGAGCACGAGCGCAATCGCTTGACGCACCAGCTCCAGGTCATGGTCCTGTACTCGGACATTCTGGCCGAGCGCATCGCAGCGTTCTGACCACTGAGCCGGGCCAGTCCCGGCCATCGCCATCTGGAGCACGCAATGCTGACCTTCACCATCTTCCAGGCCGTGCTGATCGCGATGGCCCTGATCATCGCCGGCGCTATCCTCGGCGCGTTGTTGCTGTCCGAGTTCATCAAGATGGGCGAACTCGGCTGCGACGATCCGTCCGAGGAACACCACTGCTGGCACTGCGGTCACCCGGCGCACCACGGCAGCTGCGTGAACGTGCATCCGGACGTCGAGCGCTCGGCGTGGCGCAACGCCAGCGTCAAGACTCACCACGCAGACTGAACCATGCCAGACGACATCCAAAACGACGGCGGCCCGGCCTTCCCGAACTCCATCCGGCCGGGGCTGGGCGGCTCTGCCGGCATCTCGACGCGTGACTACTTCGCGGCCAAGGCAGACGTCAGCATCTACGCACCCGCCGAGACGTTCGAAGCCAAGAACGGACGCAAGCCCACCATCGGAGAATTGGCCGAGTACATCGCCTCGATCCGCTATGTCGAAGCCGACGCCATGCTGGCCGAGCGGAGCCGGGAATGAACCCGGTCTTCTGGCCGATGCTGGCCTGGTACATGTTCGCAGCCATCCTGACGGGGCGTGGCCGGGAGCCAAAACGGGAAAGGGGTTAGCTATGCAGTACCGCGACTTCGACTGGTCCGAGATCGTGTTCGACCTGAAACGGCTGGGCATGGATCACGTCCAGATCGTGGGCGCCTTGAACGGGTGCGTCACAGAGCGCGCCTTGCGCAAATACATGGCCGGCAGCCAGCCGAGCCACTGGCGGGGCGAAATGCTGCTCACGCTGTGGTCCACGCGCACCGGCAAGACACGGGAGCAAGCGCCAGTACGGGCCGCTCCCGTTCGCATTCAGGCGGGTAGCCATTGACGGGGAATGAAGTGGAACAGGGCAACAGCACCTTCACGTGGGAAATTGCGGACATCATCTGCGCGCGCATGTGCGAAGGTGAAACGCTCAGCGAGATCTGTCGGGACGAGGATATGCCAGGACGGCGGACTGTCTACGACTGGTTGCGGCAGAACGTCGAATTCGCCAAAGCGATGGATATCGCACGGGACATCGGTGCGGACGCCATCGCTGACAAGTCCAAGGGCATCATGGACGAAAGGCCCGAGTACATCGACACGGAACATGGCAAGAAGGTGGACCCAGGATTCGTATCTTGGCAGGCGAAGCGGTCTGAGCACTACCTGAAACTGCTGGCGAAATGGCACCCAGGCAGGTACGGCCCAAGGCTGGATCTGAACCACGGTGGCCAGTCGGGCAACCCGCTGGTGGTCATCCGTGACCTGACCGGCCGCAAGGACGAGGAAAAACAGTGAGCCAGCACGTCGAGTTCGTCTACAAGCCACAGGGCGAGACGCTGGAGCGGTACATCCTCAGCGAGTCGGCGCGGACGTTCATCATGGGGCCGCTCGGCTCCGGCAAGACGAACGCCAGTTGCTGGAAGGTCTTCCGCAACATGTGCAGCCAGGAGCCGGACGCCCAGGGCATTCGCCGCTCGCGCTGGGCCGGCGTGCGGAACACATACCCGGACCTGACGTCGACCACGATCAAGGACTGGTTGGACATGTTCCGCGATCTGGGGCGCTATGTCGGTGGCGGCCTGGAGCCGCCCACGCATTACCTGCGGTTCGATCTCGGCGACGGCACCACGGTCGAGGCCGAAATGGTGTTCATCGCGCTGGACCGCCCCGAGCACGAGCGCAAGCTGCGCGGCCTGCAGCTCACCGGCGCGTGGCTGAACGAGGTCAAGGAACTGTCGTTCGCCATCATCTCGATGCTCGATCTGCGGGTCGGCCGCTATCCCAAGGACGTGCGACCGACCTGGTACGGCATCTTCGGTGACACCAACGCGCCGGACACCGACCACTGGTATTACAAGCTCGCCGAGGAAGACAAGCCGGACGGATGGCAGTTTCTGCGCCAGCCCGGCGGCGTGGTCAAGGATGGGGCAGGGTGGAAGCCCAACCCTGACGCGGAGAACGTGCACAATCTGCCCGGCGGCTATTACGAGCGCGGCATGCAGGGCAAGAAGTACGATTGGATCAAGGTCAACCTGGCCAACGAGTACGGCTTTGTCATGGATGGCAGGCCGGTCTACAACGGCTATTCGGACATCCTGCACTGCCGGGCATTCGAGCTGAACCCGCGCATGCCTCTGCTCGTCGGCATGGACTTCGGGCTTACCCCGGCGGCCACGTTCGGGCAGCGCACCCTCATGGGTGCCTGGCGCATACGTTCCGAACTGGTGGCCACCAGCATGGGCGCCAAGGCATTCGCCCGCGAGATCAAGAACCACGTTGCGCACCAGTACCCAGGCTTCGAGATCGGCTCGCTGACCGGGGACCCAGCGGGCGACACGCGCGCCCAGACCGATGAGATCACCCCCTTCCAGATCCTACGAGCGGCCGACATCGTGGCCAAGCCTGCGCCGACGAACGATTTCCTGATCCGGGTGGAGGCGGTGGACAGCGCGCTTGGTCGACTCATCGATGGCGAGCCCGGCATCCTGGTGCATTCGGATTGCCGCGTGCTGCGCAAGGCAATGGCGGGCGGCTACTGCTACCGCCGGCTGCAGGTATCTGGCGAGCGCTTCGCCGACGCGCCGGACAAGAACGCGTACTCGCACGTGGCTGAAGCCCTGCAGTACCTGCTGCTGGGCGGCGGTGAGCACCGGGAGGTGCTGGGCCGCAAGAAGCCGACCGGCAAGCGACCAACCCGCGCCACCACGGATTGAAACGGACAACAGTCCGATCCGCCACTCATATCGTCCGCCGGGTAATCAATCCTTGCGAGACAAACCATGTTTGGTGGTGGCGGCGGTGCAAAACTCCCAGATCCCCCGGCGCCGACCGCGCCGCCGGCGACAACCGATTCCCAGACGGCAGTCAACCAGGAGGCAGAGCGCCTGCGCCGCCGTCGTGGCACGGCCGCCACCGAGCTGGCCGGTGATACCGCCACGGTAGGCGCGCAGTCCGTCGCGACCAAGACTCTGCTGGGGACCTGATGAACAACGATGACATCAGCGCCATCAACACAGCGCTCACCCAGCTCGAGTTCCTGAAGACCCAGCGGTCTGCATTCGAGCAGCAGTGGAACGAGGTGGTCGATCGCGTGCTGCCGCGTCATCCGGGCTTCAATCGCGGCAAGGGCCAGCCAGGCACAGTACGCGCCCAGCGCATCTACGACGCCACGGCTCAGCTTGGCCTGCGCCACTTCGCCGCTGCTACCGACTCCATGATCACGCCTCGTACGCAGGTGTGGCACCGCCTGATCAGCGAGAACGACGCGCTTGAGGACAATCAGAACGTCAAGCGGTATTTGGACGACGTGACGAAGGCGCTCTTCACCATGCGCTATCGCTGGAAGGCAGGTTTCACCCAGGCTTTCGGCGGCACCTACACGTCCATCGGTGCGTTCGGCGCTGGTGGCGTAATGATCGAAGACGCGGTGCGTCGTCGTGGCGCGCGCTACCGCTTCTGCCCGCTGCAGCGCCTGTGGTACGCGGAGGGTGAGGACGGCATCGACAAGGCATTCATGATGTGGCCGATGACCGTGCGCCAGGCGGTGCAGAAGTTCGGCAAGTCGAGTCTGCCGCAGAGCCTGCAGAACCTGCTGGAGCGCGAGCCCGAGAAGGTCACCGACTTCCTGCACGTGGTGCAGCCGCGCCAGGACCGTGACGTCAGCAAACTCGACAGCCTGAACATGCGTTTCGAGTCGCTGTGGGTCTCGATGCAAGGAAAAAAGATCGTCGAGCGCAGCGGCTTTCGTACGTTCCCGGTCGCCATCGGTCGGTTCTACGTCGACGACGACAGCGACTATGGCGCAGGGCCAGCAGGCGACGTGCTGCCCGATATCGCGATGGTCAACGAAATGGAGCGCACGAACATCAAGGGCGCGCAGAAGGCGGTCGATCCGCCTCTGCTGCTGCCGGAGGATGGCGCGCTCGAAGGCTTCGACCTGCGTTCCGGCTCCCTGAACTACGGAGGTTTGAACGACCGCGGCGAGCAGCTGGTGAAGGTGCTGGAGAGCGGTCAGCGCGTGGATCTCGGGATCGAGTACACGAACCAGAAGCGCGAGGTGATCAACCTTGGCTTCTACGTGACGCTGTTCCAGATCCTTGTCGACAACCCGCAGATGACTGCCACCGAGGTTCTGCAGCGCGCGCAGGAGAAGGGTGTGCTGCTGGCCCCGACGATGGGCCGCGTGCAGTCCGAGCTGCTGGGTCCGACCATCGAGCGCGAACTAGACATCGCCTTCCAGGCAGGACTGCTGCCGCAGATGCCCGACGAACTGATCGAGGCCGGCGGTTCCGTGACGATCGAATACGACAGCCCGCTGAACCGTGCCATGCGCGCGGAAGAGGGCACTGCCGTTCTGCGCTGGGCCGAGGCTTCCGCTCCGTTCATTCAGGCTGATCCACGCGCGGCCGCCGTTCCCAAGGCCGAGGCTATCGTGCGCGGCCTGGCCGACGTATTCAGCGTGCCGGCCAAGTACGTCAACAGCGAAGACGACGTGCAGAAGGCAGCCGAGCAACAGCAGCAGCAACAGCAGGCAGCGGCGCTGCTGGAGGCCGCCCCCGTTGCTGCCGGTGCCGCCAAGGATCTCGCTGACGCCAGCGCCACTGTGCAAAACGCACGCATCTGACCATGACCAACAAATTCACCGATCTGTTCTATCGCATGACTGGCCGGCGGAATGCATACAGCTCGTGCTTCCGCGACCGCGACGGCAACCTGACGACGGCCGGCCGCCAGGTCCTCCAAGACCTACGGCGCTTCTGCCGCGTGGACCAGAGCACGGTCGTCGTCTCCCCCGTTTCTCGCGTGATCGATACCCACGCAACCATGGTGGCCGAAGGCCGCCGCGAGGTCTTCAACCGCCTCCAGTACTACCTCAATCTCACCGACGAGCAACTTCTCCAAATCAAGGACCGCAGCGATGAATAAGCGAAAACTCCTGGCCTT